CAGAACCAGCAAGATTGGAAGAATTGAAAAGAGCGGGATTTAATATCTTGGATAGCGATAAGTCAATTAAGGAAGGTATAGATTTTATAAAGAGCAGAAAAATATACGTTACAAAAGATTCAATAAATTTAATTAAAGAATTAAGAAGCTACTCTTGGAAGACAAAAAACGAAAGGTTGTTGGATGACCCAATTAAAGATAACGATCATCTGATAGATGCGGCCAGATACGCTATATATTCTTCCTCTAAAAATTGTGGATTTGGATTAGATTGGCTATAATTAATAAGCATGGAAATAATCAAAAAAATAACAAACTTTACAAATAGGACAAAGACATATGTAACTAATTACACGTCTTTTCTGTCTAGCGAAAACGCACACCAGCCAACTGAAAAGGATTATATGGATTCATATTCTAGCTGTCACTTGATATTTACTTGCGCTAAGAAAATAGGGGAAGCTGTAGCAAACGTTAAAAGAAAGATGTATGAGGTTAGAGGTCGTTATGGGAAGGAAGTTATTGTTGAAGTAAGGGATCATCCTGTTCTTGACCTTCTGAGCAAGCCGAATAAGTTTATGACAGGATTTGAACTGATGAAAGGAATCTCAATTGACCTTGATTTATCTGGTAATTCTTATTTGTTAAAAGTAAGAAGTGAAAGAGGAAAAACTTCAGAACTGTGGACTTTGAGACCTGATTGGGTAAAAATAATTTCAGACGATAAGGAGATAATTAAGGGATACGAATATAGAGTTCCAGGAGCTGTTGCTCAATTTTATAACTATGACGAAATTCTTCATATTAAAGAGTGGAATCCAAAGAGTTCTTTTTATGGATTACCTACTGTCCAGCCGATGATGGAAGTGGTCAGAAGTTTGGTATATTCTATAAGATGGAATATGAACTTCTTTTATAATTCAGCCAGACCTGACTTTGTTATTTTCACTAAGTCAAAGATTATGGAGAAGGACAGAGAAGAGTTTAAGAAAGCATGGCAAAGAGAATTTGGAGGACTTGAAAAATCACATAAGTTTGGTTTGCTTCATGGAGAAGATACGAGGTTGGAAAAATTAACCCAGTCCACAAAGGACATGGAATTTAACGCTTTGATAGAAACAGCGACTACTCAGATATTAGCAGCTTTCGGTGTACCTAAATCAATCGTTGGTATGATGGGGATGAATAGAGCAGAAGCAGAAGCTCAAATCTATACTTTTCTTAGTGAAACTGTTGAGCCAAGATACAAGATGATTAACGAAAAATTGAACGAGTTCTTGATTCCAGATTTCGGTGATAATTTCTATTTGGATTATGTAGACCCAACACCAGAAAATAGGGAAGCTGTAATAAAAGAATATTCAGAAGCTTTAACCCATAACTGGATGGTAATTAACGAGGTAAGAGATAAGGAAGGATTACCTCCGCTAGAAGGAGGTTGGGATTTCTACTTGCCATCGTCTATGGTTTCAGCTGGTAACTTATCTGAAGGGGAAAGAACTAAATCATTTATAATTAAAGGTCTTGACTCTAAGGAATTTTATAAAGACAAAGAAGAAAAGAAGAATATAGCTTTAAGGGAAAGAGTTATGACAGGGAAGACGAAACTTAAAACAACCTTAAAGCTAAAAAGTGATTTGACTAAGATTATGGCTGATGGATTAAAAGCTATGAAGAGACCTTCTTCTTCTAATAAAAAGGAAAAAGTAATATAATTTAATAACATTAATTTAAGAGTATGATAACAAAACACCTAGATGTTGAACTCAAAACAGATTCCGAAGAAGGGTCTTTTGAGGTGATAGCATCTTCTGGAAAAGTTGATAGGATGGGGGATACGATTGACCCCAACGGTTGGTATTTAAACAACTATAAAAAGAACCCAGTTCTTTTATGGGCTCATAACACTGGAGGCGGTATTGGTTCAGTAGCAGTTCCTCCCGTAGCTAAGGCAACTAAAGTATGGATTGATAACGATAAGGAATTAAGAATCAAAGGGAAATGGGCTGATACTCCTTTTGCTCAAGAATTACGAACTCTTGTAGAAGGTGGATTCTTAAACGCAGTCAGTGTTGGATTTATGCCTTTGAAAGAAGATACAAAAGGAGCTATGGAAATAGAAGGCAAAATGTATAGAAGAGCTACCGAAGAAGAAGTTAAAAAAGGAATTTATGACAACGACTATGGCGAAAAGTTTAAATATCAAGAACTGTTAGAAGTTAGCTGGGTAAGCGTTCCAGCATTGCCTCAGGCGTTAGTAACGGCAAGAAAGATGAATCTCGGGCTGGTGACTAAAGCGCTGGAAGAAAAAGAAAAGGATATTCAACCAGAATCCGAAAAGGATGTGGAAGAAATAAATATAAAATCTGGACGAGTGATCTCGGCTAAAAACCGAACACTTATTAATAATTGTTTAACACAAATGGGGGTAGCTATAGATGCTTTGAAGGAGTTGCTTGAAGCAACTGAATCTGCCAATGAGGCGGACAATCCTAACAAAAGCTCTACCCCAGATGTGTCTAAAGGTCGCAGCGGCGGTAAGACGGAAGGTAGGGGAAACCCTGAACTACATCTTATGCGTTTAGCAGACAAAGCTGTTGAGGACGCTTTGAGGAATCTAAAGAAAACGAAACAACGCAAAGTTGAAGTTCGCTATCTAAGGATTGCCGCAAAAGCAACCGATGCAGCTCTTATTAACGTGAAAGGAAACGAAAATGATTAAGAAAAAAACCAAAGACGTAGAACCGACCCCTGAAGTTGAAGCTGAAACTGAGGTTAAACCTACTGAAGAAGAAACAGTCGCTGCTGACGAAAAGGCAATGACTAAGATGCAATCTATGATTGAATCAAAGATTGAATCTGCTGTTAAAGAGATATATGCGAATCCTGTAAAGGAATCTCCTGTATATCGTAAGGATGTAACAGCTGTTGACAAGTCAGTAATGGAAACCGATTTGTTCTTAAGGTCTAAACGACCGTTTGTAAAACTTTCCAAAGACATGGAAGTATTTGTTAAAGATATTAAATCTTTGGCACAAACTGGTGTTATTCAAAGCAACATAAAAGCTTTGAGTGAAGGAAGTGATACAGCTGGTGGTTTTCTAGTACCTGAAGAGTTTAATAGCGAAGTAATTCGTTATGCGACTGAGAACGCTGTAATCAGACCTCGTGCAAGAGTATTCACTATGGCAAGGGACATTTTGACTCTGCCTAAGCTGGACCAATCTTCTGAAAATTTTGCAGGTGTTGATCTTCACTGGATTGCTGAATCTGCTGAAAAGGAAGAAAGTCAACCTGTGTTTGGTAAAATTACCTTGAATGTAAAGAAATTGATTGGTTTATGTCCAGCTTCTGATGAAGTGCTTGCTGATTCTTCTGTTAATCTGGCTAACTATTTAGTATCACTGTTTGGTGAAGCTATTGGTTACGAAGAGGACTACAGATTTATTAGAGGTACTGGTGTAGGACAGCCATTAGGTATTATTGAAACTTCAGGTATTAACCTTGTTTCAAGAAGTACTAGTTCAAGAATTTTAGTAGATGATGTTGTTGATATGTATACTAGTCATCCAGCATATGCAGACGCAAACGCTGTTTGGTTACTTACTAAAGCGGCTATGGGTCAGTTATTGATGACAGGATACGAATCTACAGGTGGTATTACCTTGTTTATGAGCAATCTAAGGGATTCTGTTTCACCAACTATTTTTGGTAAACCAGTTGTTCTTACAGAAAAACTTCCTACTCTTGGACTTAAGGGTGATATTATTCTTGCTGATTTGAATCAATACTACATTGGTGATCGTGGTGGTCTTCAAGTAGATTCTTCTATCCATGACAGATTCCGATATGACGAAACGGTATTTAGGTTCGTAAAGCGTGTTGATGGTCAACCTGCAATTCCTGCTGCTTTCACTGTTTTAATTCGTTAAGCTAAAAATACTATGCACAACTTGCTACAGAATACAGAAACTAAGGTATTGTTTTCAGCGAAACGAAGGACTGACAATGAAACTGGCACATCTGTTGATTTAAAGGGTGAAGGCAGAAAGTGTATGGCAATGTTATCTGTTGGTGCTACCTCTACTGTAACTATGACGATTACAATTCAGGAAAGTTCTGACGATTCAACATATACTACACTTCAAGCTATAACTCCATCAAATTACGCAGATGAGACCTACGAAGTTGATTTAACTCCAACCAAACGATACATTCGTGCTATTGTAACTATGGCAACTACTGCCGCTACTGGCACTTATGCTGATTTCGCTCTTGGTGTAGTTATCTACAACTTGCGATACATCCCTGAAAACATTTAATTCTAAGCTTCCCCCTGTTCAATAGCATGGGCAGGGGGAATAGCACTAAGCAAAATTTATGAGTAAAAAAAATAGCACAGAGAATAAAAAAATACGCAGAGAAGAGCGTGACTTAAAAGAAGAAAAGGCAGGAGCGTTTGAGTTTATGCAGAAGATAAACCAGATATTAGCGAAGATTCGTGAATCAGATACTGGGATGATGGAAACAACTAAAACTCCAGACGATCCAGACAAACACGTAATAACTAGGGTATTATTTCCTCCAGAAGGTGGAGTTTTTACAGAATTTGAGAATATGACTCATCCTTGTAAAGGATTCTGTTATGGTGAAACAGTAGAGACAGTAGATGAAGTCAAGAAAACTATGATGGCTTTCTTGACAGGGTTCTTTGATAGCTTTTCTAAAAGTAAAATACGAACATTATTGTTCGCTATACTTTTTAGAAAACAATTTGAAGCTATGGCAGGCAGATTATTAGTTCAATTGGATTATAGGATGAGAAGAGTAAGGCAGAAGCCAGAAAGATATTGTATTTGTGCTAGAGAATTTTACAGGGCTTTTAGTAAGTTAGCAACATGGTATCCAGAACTTGAAAAGGAAATAAATAGTTTTAGAAATATCTGGTGTATGATGTTAGAATATGATGATGCTTACAGATATACTTTTCAAGATGTGTTGGTTGAATTTGATAAGGATGCCGCACGGAAAGATACAGTAAAAGAAGTAAAAAAGATTATAGATTTAATTATTGAAAGAGATAATAGGGGATTATTTATTAAGTTTTCACAAGTGCGAAAAGTATTGTTCTTATTGAACTTTGATAAAAAGACGAATCAGATGGTTGAAAGATTTTTACTGGAACTTGATTTGAGTAAAATGAAGATGGATGAGGATGATAAATATCACGCACAATTTAAAGAAGATTATAATTGGAATCATGAAACAAACTACAAAAAAATTAGTAAAGCCGATCAAGAAAAAGAACGTGCCAAAGGCAAAGAAATATAAAACTAGAATGATGACA